GCGTTGATCCGAGCATCTTGTTCAACGTGACAAAAACACCTGAAGAAATAACGAAGGAAAAGCAAGTACAGGATTCCGTGGATAGGTTTGTGAACACGCAGCCAGAGTACGTCGCCCCTACGGTCTACGACCCCGCAGGTTTTGGAACGGACCCCGGCATTTATGCGCCCGGCGAGGAAGCACTTGACCGTGAGTTCAGGGACAGTCCACCACGGACCGAGGTCCTTGATCAGTATGGCAACCTCGCAGGTTTTGACTACACGCCTGCTGCTAAGTTGCTCTCGGCCACCGGATCAGGGTTCAGTTGGACCCCTCCTTCGGTCACAGGCCGTCCACGGTCTCTGATGGATACCGGCACGCTTAATCGTTATACCCGAGGTCGCTCGGCACAGGACCTGCGTCAGTTGGTTGGAAATCAGACCATAGACGGCGTTACGCCAGAACAACGATACCAAAGCTACGCAGGCCTTCTAGGCAACACCGGAAGTTACGGCGGCGGCTTGTCCCGCTCACAACTTTTTGCGTTGAAGCGTCAGCAGGACTCGCAACAAGCACGGGCCCGACAAGAGGACAGCACAGGCACTATTGCTGACTACCTCCGGTTAAACGAGGATGTCGGAATAGACTACGCTCGCGCTAAGGCAGCGGGAGAAATCCCTGCAAACACTACGCCAGAGGCTTTTGCTCTAAATCACTACAACACCTACGGCCGCGCTGAGATAGCTGCGGGCAAGCGAACGCCGTTTACCTTGGCTCAGGCCCAAGGCAGTGGCCCAAAGTACACCTTACCGGCCATAGGACAGTTTGGCGAGGGCGACGAAGAGAGCCGCCAGTCTAACTTCACGACTCGAGGCTACGACAATGAGCTACTCGCTAGAGACCTCGGCACTCCCGGTGGCGCCATTATACGCCCAGTCTTTGCAGAGGGAGGCCTTGTAAAAAAGCCTAAAGGGTTCGCGGACGGTGGTCCTGCGGACTCGATGACGCCTGAAGAGCTTACTGCACAGTTAATTGCGTTGGACACGGAAGCAGCGCCTGCCCCTGTAGAAGAACCACGGCCCACGGATCAAGTACAGACCGAAAGCCGAAGTATGCTTGACAATCTTAATCGTGCAATGTCTCAAGTTACGCAGCCTGTTGTTGCAGCCGTGACGGACATGACCGTGGGCCTTGGTGACTTAGCCCAGATGGGCACAAAGGCCGCCGCGAATAAAATGGGCATTGAGACTAAGCCGTTTGTTCCGGTTGGTGAAAACATAAAGGCAAGCGTTGGCGCGGATAACGTAAGCCCGCTAAACCCAATTTACATGGCTACTCAAATACTGCCTGCTGCAAAACTACAGAAAGCTCTTGCGGCGGGACCCGCAGCCTACAGAGAACTAATGGCGTACCTTGCCGGAGAAGGCGGCGCGCAGGTAGCTGCCACACAGTTCCCTAATTCGTTAGCCGCGCAGATTGCGGGGGCGGTATCTGGCGACATGTCGTCTAGAGGCATTCTGGATTCGTTAGATGGTCGTAACGTGCGCCGAATTACGGGCGACGAGCCCCCTATTGACGACGGACCTCTTCCAGAGGGCGAGCCGGAGGGCACGGTTCTAGGAATCTCGGATCAAAGCGAATCAGGTAAGATGTTGGACGACGTGGACGCTATCCCTCTTCCACTTGAGAACTTAGACAAGACAGAAAAAGCTGCGCTAAATAAAAGCGCAGGGCGCAACCCCAAGAAAAGAGAACTTGCTAGGTCCGTAGGTGAAGCGTTTAAAACCAACTATAGCCCAGACCAAGGATGGGCGCCGGTTACGATATTAGGCGCTGAGTTCAAAGGCAACACGGCCAAAATAAAAACCAAGAAGATTCCTTACGGTTTCCAAAATCCACCGGAAGGAATGGAGCCACAACAGTGGCAACAACAGTTATCTGATGGAATTGTTAACGAAGTAGAAACTATTGTTCAGCGTGCCGAGGCCGGAGATCAAGCGGCCCTAGATATTCTGGCTCAGGCTAATTGGTATCGCGGCATGCGGGATCAGTTACGTTCGGAATTTGGCGGACTAGGAGATGTTTTCGCTGACATACTAGGCACAACAAGCGCTCAGACTAATGTCGAACAGAACTTTAATAACGCAGTGGAAATACTGCGCAAGTACAGCCGTGGTGACTATGACGCTGAGCTTGCTGCTTATCAGAAGCGTGTTGATGCGGGAGAGCCGGTAGACGGAAAGACTCTAACTAAGATGCACAAAGAGGGGGAGTTCCCGTTAATTACTAAAGATTCAGGCAAATTATTTAATACCAACAGCCCGTCTTCAATGGGCGCGTTGCTAGACATGTTCCGCACAGTGAAAGCAGGTGCCGCACCTAAAACACCTAACTTTACGGGTAATTTGATTGGTTTGACCAATGAAGCCACTGTTGATGTGTGGGCAGCGCGTATGCTCCGCAGGCTATCAGGTCAAGATCGCATTCCTCCTGCTGCAGAACAGGGCGTAACAGGAACGCACCGAGTAGGTTCTACCCTGTTCGAGCCTAAAGTGGGTGGAGAATTTGGATTTGGGCAAGAAGTTTTCCGTGATGCGGCAAACCGCGTAAACCAATCCGGTTCTGTTCAGCGTGTAAACCCTGACCTTGGCGCTTTGGGTCCAGATGACCTGCAAGCTATCGCATGGTTCATGGAAAAAGAGCGTTGGGCCAAGAACGGGTGGACCACTAAGAGCGGTGAAGGCGGGTCATTAGAGTATGAAATGTCGCTTGCCGGTTCTCAGTCGCCTGAACGTGTAGCTGAATTGCGCCGTGAAGTTAATGCAGGGTTTAAGCAGCCCAAGCAGCGTAAAAACGAGACGGATTCGGCGTATGACCTCCGTGTAATGGACGCGAGAACTGCGTTTGAGGCAACAAGGCGCGCAGCTCAGGACGAATTAGCGTCATTGGCGTCACCTTTATCTAGGGTACAGTTAGGTGTAGCGGGCGAAAGGCCTAATCAGCCTATGAGTGGCTACGCACAAGCCGAATTGGCAGCGGAGTTTGACGATGTCGTAAGAGACGACCCCTCGGTATTGACCTATAACCTAGCCAATACTTACGGTTCCTTCATGGGCGACACGGAAAGGGCCTTAAACGCAGAGTTTATCGTTAGAGATAACTTTGACATGCAGCCGTTGAGGACTCGATTGATTGAGCAGGGCAAGGCTTACGACCAAGATGCAGTATTCTTGTCTCGTGTGGTTCCTGAGGGCACGCCGAATGCAAGGCCCGGCGTTGAAATATACTTCAGAGAGACCATAACCCCAGAGCAAATGGCTAAGGTTACAGAAAGGCTACGTGAGAAAGGTGTAGACGGGTTTACCTATGTAACGGACATGCGATTCAACGACCGCATTAACCGCCAGACCCGATCAGGCGACCCTGAAACAGCAGGGCTAACAGGGCTAAGGTTCCAGTATGTGCCTGAGTTTGACGACGCTTTTGACCCGCAAAATGCTACAGAAAGCTACAATAAGGCAGAAGACTTGTTTTTTGATGTAGTAAAGGATACAGTAGCAGATGGAAATGTTTCCGACGCTCGAGTAACGTACTACGACACTGAAGTTTATTTTAGGGATGACTATGATGAGCAGCTTACAAGATTTGCTAACGAGACAAATAGCCCGACAAGGGGAGAACTCTCCGGCAGTTCAAATGCTTCGCAACCAAATAGCGGCGCAGAAGTCGGGACAAAGCTTTCAGGAGATGTACCTGACGGGGTCGTACAAGAAGCCCAAGGCAATGAGCCTAAACTCGAGCAAGGGAATCAAGTAGTAACCGAGCAGCAGCGCAAAGATTGGCGTGAAGCTAATAAGGGAGATTTTAGACAAGAACAAACTCCAGAACTTGCTGAGGCAGCAGAAAAGCTTGGCAGGGGAGAAATATCTATCTCGGACTACTCAAAAGAAGTAGACCGCCTTCGCCCTATTACCCCCCTCACAAACGTCCCTCGAATAGCTTCGTTTGAAGATATTGCATCCGCGCTAGACGCAAATAAAGTAGCCAAGGGGATTATCGGTTTAGATACAACGATTGCCGATGGCACTATGGTGGGTTCAAGACTCGATATCCCTGCTTACAATAACTACAACACGTGGGTAGTATCCGTGCATGAAGGCGCGGGCACTTCTGGAAGCTCACTGGGTTATGGTAAAGTAGCCGTCCTTGACGACGTTAAATTTAACAGTAATGCTAAAGCTGCCTTTGGTGTTGCCACTGGCGAAAAAGCTAAAGCTCCGTTTGCTAGGATGAATGGCAAGTGGCGCAATGTTGATCCTGAAGTTGCCAGAGAACAAGCCGAAAAGTTTATTAACGATCCAAACTGGACGCAGGTAGGAATGAACCCCTATCGCCACTCGTTCTTCTATGACAAGGCCACGGGGCAACCTGTAGACTCGGCAAAAGAAGTAATCCAGATTGGCCCGCTAGTTCTTGCCAGAGACGTTAAGACTAGGCCACTAGAAAGTCCTGAACACGCACTAGACCCTAAAAAGCGTAAAAAAGGCGAGCCCGAGTATTTCAAACGTGGCGGATCAGTAGAGCGCGTGTACAATGACAACCGCAAATACAAATAGGACAAAGTCATGCCTGTAGATAAAGTCGTCAATCTGGCCCCAGTAACTGACATCATGGAAATGATGGGTGAAGAAGAGCCGGATATTGAGATCATCTTAGAGGATGATGGCAGCGCCGTTATTGAAGTTAACGAGGAAAACGACGTTGAGTTTTACAGCAACCTCGCCGAAGTCGTTGATGAGGACGAGCTCGCCGCCATTTCATCTGACTTACTGGCTTTATTTGACGCAGACAAGGCCTCTAGGCAGGACTGGGAAGAAATGTATTCCAAGGGAATGGATTTGCTTGGCCTGAAGATAGAGGACCGTACACGCCCGTTCCGTGGCGCTGCAGGCGCTGTCCACCCTATGCTGACAGAAGCCGTTGTCCAGTTTCAGTCGCAGGCGTTTAAAGAGCTCATGCCCGCAGGCGGCCCTGTCCGTACTGAGACGTTAGGAAAAGAAACTATAGACAAGGTCCAACAAGCATCGCGCGTGCAGGACTTTATGAATTACCAGATCACGTCGGTGATGAAAGAATACACACCGGAGTTTGATCAGTTATTGTTTTACGTCGGATACGGCGGTTCTGCATTTAAAAAGGTTTATTATGATGAACAACTGGGCCGCATGGTTAGTCGTTTGGTCCTTCCTGACGATCTTTATATTCCTTACAGCGGGTCGAGTGTCATTTCTCAGTGCCCAAGAATTACCCATCGTATATCTATGGACTCAAATGAGTTCAGAAAGCGCGTTGTTGCAGGTGAATACCTCGACGTAGCAGTCGACCCAGAGAATGACCCTGTTGGCGGGGATCAGATTAGGTACGCAATAGACCGAGTTACGGGTTTAACTTCAAGCGGCGAGCCTGAAGAAGTCTTTTTGCTAGAGTTTCAGGTTGATTTGGACCTTCTTGGCTTTGAGGATGTGGACGAAAAGAACAAGGAGACAGGAATTAAGCTGCCCTACGTCGTTACGATTGACGAAAACAGCGGTCAGGTGGTCGGAATACGCAGAAACTGGTTAGAAGATGACGAATACAAGTGTCGTCGTGAATATTTTGTGCATTATGTGTTGATTGAAGGTCCCGGCGCTTACGGTTTAGGTTTTGTCCACTTGATCGGCGGCCTAAGTAAGACTGCAACAGCCGCTTTGCGTCAACTTCTTGACGCAGGCACGCTATCCAACCTTCCTGCGGGCTTCAAAGCAAAAGGCGCACGGATTGCTGACGATGATAACCCCATTCAGCCGGGCGAATGGCGGGATATTGACGCCGGTGGCGCCGAGTTAAGCGGTTCACTGCTGCCTCTGCCCTACAAAGAGCCAAGCCAGACGCTATTTACGCTTCTAGGCTTTACCGTAGACGCCGGAAAGCGCCTAGCAAGCACTGCAGACATGCAGATAGGGGACTCTAACCAACAGGCTGCTGTAGGCACTACGCTTGCACTGTTGGAACGCGGTTCAATGGTGACCTCTGCCATACACAAGCGCCTTTACTACGCTCAGACGCAAGAATTTGAGATGTTAGCGGCAGGATTCGGGCAATTCTTACCTGATGAATACCCGTATGACGTTCCCGGCGCTTCTCGTTGCATAAAACGCGATGATTTCAGCCATATGGTCGCAATATTGCCTATCGCCGACCCGAACGTGTTTTCTGCGGCCCAAAGGATTACTCTTGCACAGGCTCAACTGCAGTTGGCTCAAAGTGCGCCGCAAATGCACAATATGTACGAGGCTTACCATCGCGTCTATCAGGCCATGAATGTTCGAGACATTGACGGCATCCTGAAGATGGAAACTAACCAGTTACCTAAGGACCCTGCAAGCGAGAACGCGGACGCGGCGGACAACAAGTCGCTGAAGGCTTTTGCCGGTCAGCAGCACGACGCGCATATTGCAGCTCACCTGATGATGGGCCTGTCGCCTCTTATGCAGGCTAATCCCTTGGGATCATCAGAACTCCAAAAGCATGTTTTAGACCATGTACGGTTAAAGGCAGAGGAAGCCGCAGAAGCAGAGCTGTTTACCGAGTATGGGTCAGACCCGGACAACATGGTTTCTGACTTGCAACGTGAGGCAATGATTTCGATCAAAGTAGCCGAAGGCATGATGGAAATGAAAAACGTCCAAAGTCAGCTTTCAGGAGAGGGAACAGGCGAAGACCCAGTAGTGGCCCTGAAAGCTAGGGAGCTAGAGCAGCGCGCTGCTAAGGACCAAGCGGACATAGCGATCAAGCAGGAAGGCGTTAAGCTTGATCAGGCTAGAATTATTCAGAACGCTGAAGCTAATCAAGCTCGAATAGAATCTCAGCAGAAAATAGCTCAAGAAAGGGCGAATGTTGCTAGAGAAAGAATTAATGCACCTAAACAAGGGGGCAGGTAATGCCTCTTAAAAAAGGGTCTAGTAGTAAAACAATTAGTAAAAACATAGGTGAACTAGTTGGAACTTACGGAAAAAAGGGTAAAATAGGCGCCAGTCAACCCAAGAACAAAGCTGCAGCCAAAAAACAAGCTGTAGCTATTGCTTTAAATAAAGCCGGAAAATCTAACAAGATGAAGTCCGGCGGGGCAGTAAGGACCGTTAAAAAACGTGACGGCAACCGCCCAGTAAAGATTTACTAAGTATGCCCCCAGACGGTGGCTTTAAACTGTCTGCTTTCATGGAAAAACGACCATGCTTGAATTCGCTGAAAGCGTATTGAAAGAGGTTAGGAAATTACAGGAAGACTCCGAGGCGATAGTGCTTAATGGCTCTATCACTGACATGGAACGCTACCGTTTTCTTATGGGCCGTCTGGAAGGCATAAAACTTGTGGATCAAATTATCCGAGAAAAATTGGATAAACATTCAGAAGAATTTTAACCCACCAGAGAGACCTATATGGAACCTGAAAAGAAACTTACGCCTTTAGAGGAAAAGTGGAAAGCCGTGGCCAAAGAAGAAGGGCCGAAGAAGACCACCCTCGATGATGCGTACACCGAAGAAGGGAAAGTCGATGAACACGGGCTTTCTGACTCTGTTTTAAACCTTATTCCGCAACCCACCGGATGGCGCCTAGCTATCTTGCCTTATCGTGGTGCTAAAACCACAAAAGGTGGAATTGTGATTGCGGAGGAGACCCGTCAACGAGCACAACTGGCAACTAATGTCGGATACGTGTTGAAGGTAGGTGATCTATCTTATGCTGACGAGTCTAAATTTCCCTACGGCCCGTGGTGCAAGGCGGGTGACTGGGTAATCTTTGGTCGATATGCAGGGTCTCGTATTCAGATAGATGGTGGCGAGATTCGTTTACTAAACGATGATGAAATCTTGGGGCTAGTAAATGACCCTGAAGATATTCTACACATGTAATAAGGAGGCTTTTTATGGGTGAATCAATGACAGAAGAGTTAGACTTTAATGTTGGCGAAGATGAACAGGAAGCCACCGTTGAAATGAACGAGGACGGCTCTGACGCTAAATTAGCGGTGGAAGAAAAGGCCGAACTAATAGAAGAGGCGCCTAAAAAAGCCGCCCCTGCAGAAGAAGAATTAGATAACTATTCGGATAAAGTTAAGAAGCGAATAGACAAGCTTACGGCTAGGTTGAGAGAAACGCAGCGCCGTGAAGAGGCTGCCCTTGAGTATGCACGCAATGTAAAGCAGCAGAACGAAAGCCTTGAGGAGCAGTATAAGAAGACGGACACGGAAAGACTGCAAGAGGCCCAAGGCCGTGTTGACAGTCATGTAATTGCTTTAAAGCAAGTTATTAGGAAGGCCCGTGAAGAGGGTGACATAGATACCGAGACGGAAGCTCAACAGCGTCTTACCTCTATGATATGGGAGCAGAACAAGCTTAATGAAACGACAAACCAACGTCGTCAGGAAGCGGAAGCACCTAAAACGCCTGTCGAACAGCCTGAAATACTGCGCCCAAGAATGCCCGAGCCGGATGTAAAAGCGGAAGAATGGGCCGAAAAGAATTCTTGGTTTGGTACAAATACAGTGATGACCCATGCAGTTCGGGGTATCCACATGGATTTAGTTCAAAAAGAAGGGTTTGACCCTAGCACCGACGAGTATTATAGTGAGATAGATCGTAGGATGAGCCAAATATTTCCTAGTGAATATGATTCAACACCTACGCAACCAGACAACAGGAGAAACCGGCCCGTGCAAACGGTGGCTCCTGCAACCCGATCTTCGGGAGTAAACAACTCAGCACGCCGCACTGTTCGGTTGACTCCCAGTCAAGTTGCGATAGCGAAAAAACTTGGGGTTCCACTTGAAGAATACGCCAAATATGTAAAGGAGTAATTTAGATGACTGAGAAAAGCGTGCCAAAACTTAATCGTAGTGTTCGTGATTCGGATACCCGTGAGACCACTACGCGCCGCAAACCTTGGGCACCTCCTTCACGACTAGACGCGCCTCCTGCGCCTGCGGGCTATAAGCACCGTTGGATCAGGGCTGAATCTGGTGGGGTAGACGACCGCACTAACATAGCAGGGAAACTCCGAGAGGGGTATGAACTGGTTAGAGGCGAAGAATATCCTGACTTTGATTCTGGTGTTCAAGATGACGGCAAGCATGCAGGGGTTATCTCTGTAGGCGGATTATTGTTAGCTAGAATACCCGATGAAACAGCAGAAGAGCGTCGAAAATTTTATTCTTCACGGACCCATGATCAAATAAAGGCTGTGGATAACGACATGTTGAAGACGAACGCACATTCGTCGATGAAGATCAACTCGCCGGAAAGACAGTCCAAAGTAAGCCTCGGTGGCCCAAGATCGGGTTCCGAGTAATCTAATTTTAGAGGACATTTATCATGGCAAATGCAGACAAGGCTTTTGGCTTACGTCCGCTTGGTAACCTCTCTGGCACTGGTAGCCAGAAGCAGTACGGTTACGAAATTGCGGACAACCAAGCAGGAGCTATTTTTCAGGGTGACCTAGTCACATTGAAAGATGGTTACATTCTCCAATTCGACCCTTCGGCTCACACAGCGGCGGTCGGGGTGTTCAATGGTTGTTTCTACACGGACCCAACCACTGGAAAACCTACTTTTTCAAACTACTATCCCGGTTCAGTGAACATCACTCAGGGTAAGATCACCGCAGACGTACTCGATGATCCTAACCAGATGTTCCTTATCCAAAACGATGGTACTTCTGCTGCAACCGATTACGGCAAAAATGCAGACATTGTTATTGGAACGGGCAGCACTACAACAGGTGTTTCAGCGAACGAGTTGGATACATCAAGCATTGCTAATACTGCAGCACTTAACCTTAAGGTCATTGGCCTTTGGGACGTGCCTAACAACGCAGTCGGCGCAAACGCGGTGGTTGTGGTTAAAATTAACGAGCACCTTTACGGTTCTGCCGGTGTTGCAGGTCAATAGGAGACTTAGGTCATGGCTATATCACGTTCACAACTAGTAAAAGAGCTAGAGCCGGGTCTAAACGCTTTGTTTGGCCTCGAGTATGGTTCTTACGAAAACGAGCATGCTGAAATCTACGAAACCGAGTCTTCTGACCGTGCATTCGAGGAAGAGGTCATGTTATCCGGGTTTGGCGAAGCGCCAGTTAAATCAGAGGGTTCGGGTGTTGCATTCGATCAAGCCCAAGAGGTTTACACTGCTCGCTACACTCACGAAACAGTGGCTTTGGCCTTCTCACTGACTGAAGAAGCAGTGGAAGACAACCTGTACGACCGACTATCGGCTCGTTACACAAAGGCACTTGCTCGTTCAATGGCGACAACGAAGCAGATTAAAGCTGCGTCTATCCTCAACAACGCTTTCACTACCTCTCTTGGTGGTGACGGAAAGCCTCTCTGTGCGACAGATCACCCAACACTGGGCGGACCTGATCTTGCAAACGAGTTGGCTGTTGCGGCAGACCTTAGTGAGGCGGCGCTTGAGCAGGCTCTTATCGACATCGCAGCGTTCACTGACGAGCGCGGTTTGAAGATTGCTGTTCAAGGTACTAAGCTGATTATCCCTAAGGAGCTTCAGTTCACGGCAGACCGCATCATGAAGTCTACTCTTCGTGTCGGCACTGCTGATAACGACATCAACGCCGTGCGTAACATGGGTATGGTTCCACAAGGCTATAAGGTAAATCATTATCTTACAGACCCTGATGCGTTCTTTATCATGACTGACGCGCCTAATGGCATGAAGATGTTTAACCGAGTAGGGATCAAGACTGGGTTTGAGGGCGACTTCGACACCGGCAATGTTCGCTACAAGGCACGTGAGCGCTATAGCTTTGGCTTTAGTGATCCGCGTGGTATATTTGGATCACCCGGTACTCCATAAAGGGTCTGGGAAAAAAGAAAAGGAGGCTTCGGCCTCCTTTTTTATAACTCTCCCCTGAGACTTTGCCCGTCCTAACCGACGGGCCTTTTTTGTTTGTGCGTTAGATAAATAAGTGTTATATACTTACCTAAATCCGGAACTAACCGGCGTATCTGACAGCTTCCGGCTGACGACATGCAGACAGATACGCCCCATAACTCGCATGTGAGGTTTCAAAATGGCTACAACTACCTTTTCAGGTCCTGTCGTTTCTACAAATGGTTTTGATTTTCCTATTGTAACTACGGCTAATCTTCCCGCTTTTGGTTCTGTTTCCGCTGGTACGGTGTACATCGTCAGCGATAATGGCGCAGGCAATAACGAGTTTTGTCTAGTAATTAACACAGGCGCTGCTTGGGTTACTGCTACGGGCGCTGCTCTTTCATAAGGAGCTAACTCATGGCTGATACAGTATCGACTCAAATAATCCAAGATGGCAGCAAGCAGGCGATCATTAAGGTTACTGCGGTTGTAGGAAATACCGACGTAGTAACTAGCACAATGGTTGATGTCTCTACATTATCGGTTGATCCGGTAAGCCGTAGGGCCTGTACTGGCGTTGTTTTGGCAAAGCTTGTGTACGTAGGTGTTGGGGTAGGGGTCAAACTAGAATGGGACGCCACGGCTAACGTTCTTATTTTTGATCTGCCAGTAAACTGGACGGAGGAGTACGATTTCTCTGACTTTACGGGCATACCCAACAACGCTGGAGCCGGTAAAACTGGCGACATCGTAGCAACTACAGTCTCTCCAACTGCTGGAGATACCTACACTTTTATATTTACTGTGAATAAGCAATATGGCTAAGCAAGTAGATAAGAAAGCGATGGCTTGTAATAAGCCAAGACGAACTCCGTCCCATGCTAAGAAGTCCCACATTGTGAAGGCTTGTGAGAATGGGAAGGAGAAAATAATTCGTTTTGGTGAGAAAGGCGCAAGTACTGCTGGTAAACCCAAGAAGGGCGAATCCGCACGGATGAAGGCTAAGCGCAAGTCGTTTAAGGCTCGTCACGGTAAGAACATTGCTAAGGGTAAAATGAGCGCAGCTTACTGGGCTGACAAGGTTAAGTGGTAATGCCTAGCAAAAGTAAAGCTCAGCATAACTTAATGGCGGCAGTAGCAAATAATCCTAAGTTCGCCAAGAAAGCGGGCATCCCACAAACGGTAGGAGAAGATTACATGAAAGCGGATAAAAAGGTTATGAAGTACAAGGCTGGCGGTTTGTCTATGGTAGAGAAGGGCGGTAAAAAAGTCCCGTTTTACGCGGCTGACGGTGTAGGCAAGATGAACATGGGCGGCAAAGTCATGCAGTACAATAAGGGCGGCAAAATCCGTGGCTACGGTATGGCCCGTGGCGGTAGACCCTGCAAGATGCGCTAAGGAGAACTGCGATGATGAAGTGCCGAGGCATGGGCAAAATGAAGCCCATTACGTTTAAGAAGGGCGGTACGGTCAAAGACGACTGCTACCGCAAGGTGAAGGCATCGTATAAAGTCTTCCCTTCTGCGTACGCCTCGGGTGCTATAGCTAAGTGTCGAAAGAAGAAAGCCAGTGGCCGTTCGTAAGACGGAAAAGGGCAAAGCCCTAAAGCGCTGGTTTAAAGAGGACTGGAAAGACGTCAAGACAGGCAAGGCTTGTGGACGTAAAAAGGGCGATAAGCGGGGAACCCCGTACTGTAGGCCCACAAAGCGGGTCTCTAGTAAAACGCCTAAGACCTCTGGTGAGATGACAGCGGCAGAGAAGAAGTCCCGTATAGCGCAGAAGAAGCGTCTAGGGCAACCGGCAGGCAAGCCCAAAAGGGTTAAACCTTTGAAAAGGAAAAAGAAATAATGGCTAAGGGTGTAAACCACTATTTTAAAGACGGTAAAACGCACCGAGGGGGCACGCATAAACACCCCGACGGGACTATAATGACAGGTAAAACGATGTCAGCTAAGTCCGCAAAGTTATTTCATTACAAAGATTTATCTAAAACTGCGCAGAAGAAAGCGCGGGAAAGTTGGGGCAAATAATGGCGACATCTGGCACAGCTACATTCAACATGGACTTCACCGAGATTGCGGAAGAAGCGTGGGAGCGTGCCGGTAGAGAAATGCGTTCTGGTTATGACCTGCGTACTGCTCGTAGGTCTATGAATTTGTTGACTATTGAGTGGCAGAACCGTGGCATCAACATGTGGACTATCGAGGAAGGCACACTAAACCTCGTAGCGGGTACAGCCACATACGCGCTGCCTGCCGACACAATAGACCTCTTAGAGCACGTTGTACGCACAGGCGACGGTAGCGTAACTACTCAGTCTGATCTAAACATCACGCGTATTAGCGTCTCTACCTATTCAAGTATCCCTAATAAGCTCTCTCAGGGCCGCCCTATACAACTTTATGTGGACCGTGGGCAAGCTAACCCCTCGGTTACTGTGTGGCCTGTGCCGGACCAAGGGCCGGTAGGTGTGCCTTACTACGTGCTTAAGTACTGGCGTATGCGCCGAATACAGGATTCAGGAACAGGCGTTAATACTGCCGACGTTAATTTCCGTTTCTTGCCCTGCCTCGTTGCAGGGCTTGCGTATTATATAGCGCAGAAAGACCCAGAACTGATGCCTAGAATACCTATGCTACAGGGCGAATATGAGCGCCAGTTTGAGTTAGCAG